GAACAAGTGCTATATGTCAACGACTTGATGGACAAACATTTGACTACAATAATGGCCCGACACCACCGCAACACTTTAATTGTCGATCTACTACTGTCCCTGTTGTGGACTTTGATGGTTTACAAAAGAAATATCCTAACCTTGAAAAGCCGCCAGCAACACAGTTTGACACTAGACCATCAGCAACAGGCAGAGTTCCGCAAGGAACAACATACGGAAACTGGCTACTAAATCAAGATAGAAAGTTGCAAGTTAAAACTTTAGGAAGTGAGGGTAAAGTACGAATATTTAAAAAATTAGCAAAAAAAGAAGGATCAGGACAGGCAGCTTTAAGAAAGATGATTCGCAATGATGGAACAGAGGTATCACTTGCAAGATTGAAGCAATTATATGGAAAGCCCACTGTGGTCAAACGTAAGCCAACTATTGCCCCACCCAAACCGAAAGCAGTGGTAGGAACTGCTGTGGCATCTGACTTTATAAAATCAAAGCCACTTAAAAAACTTACTGAAAAAGAATTATTAGCTGATCTAAAAAAATTCAGAGAACATGAAATTAAAATACAAACTTTAAGAGGCATTAAGAATCCATATACAGGGCCAATAGATTTTAAGATTCAATCTTTAGAGCAAGGTTTGAGCATAGAAAAAGTGATTACAAAAGATTCACCCATGTACAATGATTATCTTTTCTGGAAACAGGGTTTTAATAAAAGACCGACAAGGGTTAAAAATGTTAAAGCATTAAAAAATAGAAAAGATTTAGTAAAAGGTGCTGATGGTGAAAACCTTGTTTTATATCGAGGAGTTTCAAATGATAATTGGAATGACCAGTTTAAGGGTATAGGTAAGGCTGGCGACAATTACTTTGCTGGTGAAGGTATATATGGTAACGGAACGTATGCCGCAGCTAGAAATCTTCATGGAACAAAAGCAACTTTATCAAAAAGTACAAAAAATGCCATTGAAATAGCTGAAAATTACACTCAGAGCAATAGGTTTGCAGAAGCATTAACTGTTGCTGAAAAGAAAAAAAGAATTACTGCATTTGGATTGAAAAAAGATGCAAACTTTAAAACTTGGGAGAAGGGTTCAAGTACAAAAAATTTAAAGTTTGAACACGCATTTCCAGATTCAAATTGGTACAAACAAACCTTTCAGAAATGGGAAGATGAA